AAAAGATAGGCAATAGAAAATAATACGCCGCCCCATAATGTATCGGCGATCGCAAAGCTTAGCCAATAATCATTGAACACAGCCATATTTGTGAATTCATATACTGCGTAGACCGCCGCACCGGATAAAAAGGCGCCCTTTACCGATGTCTGTAGAAGAAGGAGGTAGGCCAAGGCGATATACACCACAACTGCCGGCCAAAGTGTCATGCGAACTGCTCTGCCGCCTTGGATTTCGGAGAACATTTTCTGACTGGGGCTCATTTGAAAGGCGAGCCAAGGGATGTCTATAAGTATGATAATTACCATTGCCACGAGACCTTTTGACAATGTGAAGGGCATTTGCGTCTATTGTGTAAAAGGAAGATGTGCGTAAATAATAATGGACGATACGCTACGGATGGAAGGATTTGACGCACAGTTGCGGGGGCGCAGATTCCTTGTCGTCGGTGATGAGAGGGCCTGGCTACGCAGATTCAATTTGATAGAATCTCAGAGTCTGTATAAGGGCCGTAGTATTTTGGTCATACAAGAGGCAGCTGGAAAACCTAGTAATGTGAGCTTATTGAGCAGTGTGGGCCGGAGGCGATGGGATGTTATTTTTCGAGTGAGAGAATCCTTTGAAGCTCAGATGATCGCCACTTATGTTCAGAATGCTCCCAAACCTGTTCGCATTCTCTGGCTCTGCGCAAATTCCATGTGTGAGATCCCTCGAGCTCTTTGGCAACGATGGGCCAAGACGGATGTGACCTTAGTCGGCGCTTTATCACCTGATGCTATATCAGTGGCATGCGAATGGGAGGCAATTCTATTTCCTCATCGGTGTCCTCAAGAAACTATAGAAAAGGTCTTGAGCGCACGGGGTTCAGGTTTATCCGCATTAGTATCACAATTCAAAGAACATTCTGAAGAAATTGCCTCTAGTGGAGCGGCCCTCGTCTGGTCCAATATAGATGTTGGACCGAAGGGCGAAATTTACTGGTATGACCCAACAGAAGGTCAGGTAGATGATGGATATACTAAGAAAGAAGCAGCCATTGTGTTAGAGGGTGTATCAAAGTGGCTACTCAACTAGCTTACCGTCCTTCATTTTGATGACACGATTCGCAAACTTTAGTAAATAAGGATCATGTGTAATCATTATAACCGTCTTTCCTTGCATGACCTTTTCAAGCAAGAAATGTATGGTTCCCTTCGTCTCGTCGTCTACGGCCGAAGTGGGCTCGTCCATTATAATAATCTCAGGATTCGTGAGAATTGCCTTGAGAACCCAGGTGATCTGTCTCTGACCGCCTGATAACTTGGATCCATGGACGCCGACCGATGTGTCGAGGCCCTTGGGTAAGCCATTTAGGAATCTGTGTAGCCGCATTTCATTGATGAGCTTGGCAACTTCTTCCTTGGATGGCGCACGAGTTATACCATATACGATATTCTCATATACGGTACGATTCAGCAAGATAGGGCTTTGTGGTATATAACAGATATTTGTGCGCACCGTTGCGTTAGGTATACTAGAATATGGTACACCCTTTAAGAAAATCTCACCCTTCTGAGGAGTCTGATATTTCAGTAGTAAACTTATAATAGTAGATTTGCCTGATCCAATCTCACCTACAATAAGAGTTTTCTCGTATAGCTTAATATCTAAATCAAAGTTCTTAAAAACAGGGCGATTCATATCAGTTGATACATATGAGAATTCTATATCTTGGAAACGAATTCCATCCTGATTGGCCGCAGGTTTAGAATAGGGTTCTCTTTTCACCTTACATTCTTCAAATACACTTAGAGAATTGTCAATAACACCCTTTCTCATAAGGATATATTGCCAAGAATCTAAAAATCCTAGTAAAATATTCATTATCATAAAACTTATGATCACAATACTTATAAAATCTCCAGATGTAATTATCTTAGACTTCACCTTAGAGTATGAATAATAGCAAGCAAAAATAATATAAGCTAAGACGCAAGGGACATTAATATACTTAGTTACTAGCGAACAATACATAGTATTTTCTGTGTGTAATGCGTATTCTTCTTGAATTTTGTCTAATCTTTCAAATTCTTTATCTACATTATCAAAACTTAGGACGGTGATCATATTGCGTAATATATCGTCTGTGTTAGACATAAGAAGAACATATGCCTCATCTTTTTGTAAGGCAGTTGGGCTACATTTATCGTCAGAATATATGAGGGTCGCAATAAAAATACATATTACTGCCAATAATGGAAAGGCGAGGGTATAATCTAAGTAAAACATATACGCTAGGATAAATATAAGTGTTATAATGGCAGGTATAGTTCTTAAACGGATATTATCAATATGATTGTGTAAGACACCTGGAAGTTTCACAATTTTTGAAATTATATTTCCTATGTCAACGTCACTGTAATTTTCTTCTTTCACTTTAAAAAGATGCGCCATCATTTTTTCTCTTACAATTTTGTATATAGATGGGTGTAATTTAACATCTACATAATCTGATAAAACACCCACGAGTTGAAGGGTAATAATAATTGCCAGAATTCCTCCAAGAATATATTCTATAGATTTGTTATTTTTTATAGCATCATATAAAGAACCTATTAGGCGTGGCATAAAAATATCACGGAGAGGAAGAAATAATAATACTACTAAATATAATACAAAAGCTGTCTTGTTTCTTTCTATTATTTCAATAAAGAGGTGATTTGCAGTCAAGTCATTGTGGCATTCCATTGTGCCACCACTACCGTTAAATATATAATTTAAGAACCCTTGTGGCTTCTTAAATTATATATTTTCGTGATTGCTGCTAAATACTTCTGTATTTAGCGGTATATCTTGTTCAGTAAAAATTGAAAGGTGCGCATTTGTGTAAAAGGGGTCACCATGCTCTGTAATTCGTGCGGTTCCGAGCAAAAGAGCCTTGGCGATGCCCCTTGCTGGGGCTCCTTCGACTTCTATTACCGTGGCGTTCTCATTCGGGTGCCTGCGTTTCTGAACAATGTCGCTCGTTACAAGGGAGATTATTTCTGGAATTCTCTCATAAGTAAGTATTCTAATTCCAAGTATATCCCTCTTACGATGGAGGATATCAAGGAGCTTGAGATTCGCAATTAGGAGTGATGCCGATCATCTTCAAAAATGCCGTGTTTGTGCCAAAGGCGTAGTGTAGGACTTCTCCTGCTACGAACCAGACTGTGAAGGAGTAAAGGAAACTTATATTGAGGGCGTAAGCTGTTATAATAGCAGCTGCTATAGTCATTAATAGATCATTGCGAGCGAGGCCGAAAATACGGGCGGCGTGGACCCCTTCTCCAGGGACGCCTAGCGCATTGGCATATGGACAGGACATATCTATAAAGAGCTTCTTAAGAGCTTTATAGGTATTTTTTAGTTATTCAAGTTTACTTAAACAACTTGAGCTTATCAGCCCTAAGGCTGATAAGCGATATGTTATTTAAGTTTACTTAAACAACTTGAGCTCCTATATAGTCGCACTGCGCTTTTCTCGGCTTACGCCTTGAAAAGCTTGAGCTTATCAGCCCTAAGGCTGATAAGCGATATGTTGTTTAAGTTTACTTAAACAACTTGAATGTGCCCTTCTTGGGCTTGTAGCCCGCCTTGACTAGGTTCTTGAACGCCTTCTTGCCGAGGGCGTGCTTCTTCTTACTGACGATGCGACCCTTGTGCTTCATCAAGTCCTTGCGTGTAAGACCGCCGGATGTGTGCTTAGCAGAGCCATGCCAGACCTGCGCCTTGGAGCCTGTTGCCGGAACTTTGGAAACCTTACGCGTTTGTGCCATTTCTAATTACGACGGACATTTTTCTTCGACTTCTTGGATTTTGCCTTTCTGGACTTTTTTGCCTTCTTAGATTTGGATTTACGCGCTCTGCGTTTTCTTGAACCGCCATCTTGTGGCTCGTTTGATTGATCTCCTGTTTCCTCTTCATTCGGAAACGATAAAGCCCTTGCAACGCCATCATTGTTATTGGCACCCGCATTGACACCCGCATTGACACCCGCATTGCCATTCGCATTGGCAACCACATTCGCATTCCTTTTATTAGCAATAACCGTAGGAGGTGCGACCTTTTCTACTTCTTCAGCTGGCGTATTTGGAACATTAACTGCCTTACCAGGAGAATTTGCTGTTCCAGAAGGAGTAGGAGGAACCCATGGAGGAAGATCATTCTCAGAAATATTCGCTGACATATCTACACTTTTGTTTGTTTTTAAAAAAGACAAAAAAAAGGATTGGACCAGGTGAGGATTGAACTCACGACTCTCTGCTCATAAGACAAATGCTCTACCAGCTGAGCTACAGGTCCATGGAGGGACTCCGTCCCTCAAACCAGGACGCCTCCCCACCTTCAAAAGCTGGGCCGCAGCGCCGTCAACTTTTTTTGGGAGGCTCCTAACCTTATACAGCTCAGAAGCTTTAGACCCTTATAGGGAAGACCAGTCGACCACCACACAAAGTCTCGGATTCTCAACAAGCCTCTTCAAATCGTGTCGAACACTTTCCTCCATAAAGGTCTTTTTATCATGAATACCTGTGACCATCGTGGCAAGATATACACGGCAATCGGGGAAGGCGGTCTGAAGTTGTGTAATAAGGGGTTCATTGCCTTCGGTAGTAGCAATCGGATGTGCCGAGTTCGTGTGGTAATTCGCCTTTCTGTCTTCTATAACCTTTGCGATAATTGTATCCATATAACATATAAGCCAAATTTTTTACTTGCCTTTTTACATACTCAATCTAGGAGTTTCTCCATTCAGAATCTTATCTGTTAAACTATCTATATCTGCTGGATTATAGACACCTGCGAAATGAACTAAGAAATCGCCCTGCTCCCAAAGCGGCTCGCCTGGTAAGCCACGAAGATAAGCATTAAACTTCTTGTGCTCCTTTGTAATCTCTATCATCTTAGCATCAGATTCATTCTCCTGATAAAGTGCGATCATGGCAGCGTTCTCCCACCAGATGTGATTGGTGAATCGTGTCTGCTCTCCAACTCTCTTCCAGTAATCGGTCGACCAAGGAGTAATTCTGAATAGAGTGTTTCCAGAATTAATGTGACCACATGCGTCTAGTGTTAAAAGCATATCCTTTCCTTCAGGGAGAAGAGGGACCATCTGATCTTCAACCCTTAGTGTAGGATTCGTTATAAGAACATCTGCGTCACTTAGCCAGACTAGGGTGCCAACTGGATACTTTCTACAGATATACATCATGAATGGAACCTTGGACCAGGCAATTGGCTTCCAACGATCCCAGAATTGCTCGCCGCCTTGAATAAACTCATACCCGTGCTTTTCTGCGTATGCCTTCTTGGAATCAATACACTTCTGTAAGCCACGCTTATAATCTGCGCCGATAACTAGAGTTGCGATAACAGGCTTGGACATTCTTATTCAGAATTGTGTCTGGGGTTTAACCTCAAAGTGTGTATAATATTTAATGCCGAAAGGTAGGGCAAATCTAAAACGGCCGTCGTCGTATTCAGAATCTTTCATTGATATTGAGAGAGAATTGGCATATGATCCACTTCCCATACAAGTCAAAGAAGAGCCTTTGAGTCTGCCTATGTCTGAGCCCGAGCCTCAGCCTGAAAAAACACCATATGTATCAACCTTCATTGTAAAATCAAGTATCCATTTATTTCTGATTTCAGCATTTGAAACTGTTTTCTTTTTCACCTATGTTGCTGGAAAGGAGGATAATGGTATAGAGGAGACAATAGATAGTTATTATACACCTATTAAGAATTCTTGCCCTTCATGGTCTAACACTACTCGCTGGGTCATCTATGAGATTTTATCTGGGCACGATATTGAGAAAATTACTAACGATGGACTAGCATCATATAATGGTCGTGTGAAAGTGAATACACAACTTCTCTATTATAGTTTAATAGCATCTGCGTTCTTTCTAACAATTTTAGGTGGAGTTACAGGTGTGCTTGTATATAGAGGTGTCAAGATAAATTGGACAAAGACTGTTTCTGAAAATATTATGATGGTTTTATTACTAGGATTATACGAATATGTTTTCTTCATGACTATTATCTATAATTATAATTCAATCAGCACAAATGAATTGAATTCTTATATAGCGAATGGTATTTATGATTGTGTTGACCAAGGTAAAAGTTGAATTGTTGTGCCTCATAAATACAAGTCATAATATGGAAGGAGATTCTACACCAAGCGTGAGCTCAGAGCTTATGTCTGACGAGATGCTCGTTGATGAGATGCCTGTCTTAGAGGTTGCTCCTGATGATATTTCTGAGGTATATGATGCGCCTGTGGTTCCTGAGGCGCCTGTAGAGCCTGTAGTCCCTGAGACGCCTGAGAAGCCTGAGACGCCTGAGACGCCTGAGACGCCTGTAGAGGATCTCCGTCGTATCGCTATTTATTCTGATAATGGTCAAGAATCACTAACTCTAGGAGTATATACACTCGCAGATGGAACACAGCGAATTATCTTAAATAACTTAGACATCCCTCTTTCAGATTTTCGGGGATACTTCAGATGTTTAACGAAGGTTGATGAATATCACCACGATGACTTGTTCTTTGTAGGAATTCATGCGAGTTTTATGACAGGTATTATTGTACTAATCGTAGCATTCGGCCTAACACTTCTAAAGACTGAGTTCCCTGGTTTGGGGGTCCCGCTATGTGGACTGTAAAAATTGACACATGGGGCTAAATAAATATAGGCCCATACAAGAAGAATGTGGTGCTGTTACTCTGCTAATACTGTCCTTGAACCAACGAAGCTAAAACCTCTTTCTGCCGAGGTTCCAGTTGCGACAAAGCCTGTCACACTTATGTTCCGCCTCCCTTCTGACGATGCGCCTGTTCAGAACAATGAAGTGGTTGAGAAGGTTGTAGAAGCTGTCTCTACACCAGAGGATGTTCTAGAGCCTCAGCTAGAGAACGCTCAAGGTGAGGAGGTTCCCTCTCTAAGCCGCGAGGAGTGTAATAACCCTTTTACCATCCTTCTCGCACTCGCCGTCCTCGGATTTCTATATGCGAGTATGAGTCAATCAGATATATCAGAGCTGTAAATTAATAGCCTAAAAATTGAAGGCCTTTTTCATGTGTAAAAGGGTCACCAAAATGGAATATGTTCGTGTCGTCACAGATACAGAGGATGTTCCTACGCCGCCTACGATCCCAGCCTTGAGCACCGGTTTCGAACCCGACCGTTTCCAGAAGTTCGCAATCGCAGCTATCGAGGCCGGTGAGAATGTGCTTGTCACGGCTAAGACTGGCTCAGGTAAGACATTTGTAGGTGAGTATCAGATCGCCAAGTCACTCCAGCGAGGTGGTCGCATCTTCTACACAACTCCCATCAAATCATTGAGTAATCAGAAATTCAATGATTTGAAGAAACTCTTTCCTGACGCCTCAGTCGGCATTATGACGGGCGACATCAAGTTCCGTCCCGATGCGCAGATCATCGTCATGACTACCGAAATTCTTCGCAATCTCCTATTCAAGAAGGGTTCTCTAACTGAGTCTGTAGGCACAACTGCGATTATGAGTTTGGACGGACTCGATTCAGTGATCTTTGATGAGGTCCATTATATCAATGATATGGATCGAGGGCATGTGTGGGAGGAGACACTCATCCTCTTGCCACCCACGGTGAAGCTGATTCTTCTGTCAGCGACTCTGTCTTCTCCAATTGGCTTTGCGAAGTGGCTCGGTGAGTCAAAGAAGACTCGCATTTGGCTGATCAGCACATTGTGGCGTGCCGTGCCTCTTGAGCATTATGTTCTGGATCCTTCATCAGCTGACGGAAAGCGCCTGATTTACGACAGCAAGGAGACTTTCTACGGAGATGCTTATAGTGGCTGGCTTCTCAATCGCTCAGGTGCCTTGCTCGCCCATGACAAGTTCAAGGAGAAGGTCAAGGCTCTAAAGGCCGGCGGGCATGAGGGTGCTATAGGTGGTAAGATGCGGCCCAAGTCTTTTGAGCATGACATGAATGCCTGCCTCGGCGACCTACATGCCAAGGGCAATCTACCAGCTATTGTATTCGTCTTCTCTCGTAAGGGCTGCGAGGCCTTGGCGTCAAAGGTAGAGCATACTTTCTTAGATTCCTCAGACGCAGCGGCCGTAGCTCACATCTGGGACTTTCATCTCGCAAGATACAAGGAGACACTTGATAAGAGTCCGCAGACTCATAAGTTGCGTGATTTGGCCATGCGAGGGATTGCCTTCCATCACAGTGGTCTGATGCCCTTTCTCAAGGAGATTCTGGAGATCCTCTTCTCTCGTGGGCTCACTAAGGTCCTCTTTGCGACTGAGACCTTTGCCGTCGGCATTAACATGCCGACAAAGACGGTGATCTTCACGGCACTTGACAAATTTACCGACGGTTCCGTTCGCCTCTTGAAGTCAGCTGAGTATATTCAAATGGCAGGTCGCGCTGGACGACGGGGGAAGGATGATCGTGGAATTGTGATTTACTTACCCCAGAGAGATCCTGTGCGAGTAGATGAGATGCGGCAGATCCTCTGCGGGAAGGCTGCGACATTTGGATCTCGGATGAACTTTCACTACGACTTCCTTCTGAAGCTGCTGAATGCTTCTTCGAATGAGAAAATAACAGAGAAGTCACTGATTCAAAGCAGTTACTGGTGGGCTTTGGAGCATGAGGAATACAAGGCGTCTTTGGCGCAAGTGGCGGCCTTAACTCAGAAGATTTCTGAGATTCATCTGACGGAGGAGCAGATCGCGGATTGCCAAACAAAGGTTGATTTGGAGCTGCGAGTTTCACAGACGCAGAATGCGAAGAAAAAGGCTGCTCAAAGGGAGTTAGTGGCCTGGCACGAGGGGCATCGCGCTTCGCTTTGGGAGCCTGTGTTGGCTCGTTTCGCAAATATGCGAACCCTCCAAGAAAGTCTGTATCAGATTCGAAATACTTGCGCAAGCATGAAGGACTACCTTTGGCCTTCGGACGACGACCGTAATATGCAAAATACGCTTCTTCGTCATCGGATTCTGGAGGAATGCGGATACGTAACCGAGGGCGTACTGACCCCCCAGGGTCTTCTGGCGTCAGAGGTGAATGAGGGGCATCCATTTATGATGACGCAGTTATTTCTACAACAGAAGGATGGTCTTAACCCCTTGACTCAGATCGAACTGCTTACCGTAATGGCGCTCTTCCTAGGCGAGAAGAAGGATGACTCAGTACAGCGTCCTGATGACTTACATGTGCCCAAGTCTGTCATTAATACACTTTGGACAATGAGCGAGCTTTGTGTAAAAATGCTCGCAGTTGAAAAGAAACATGGTCTTCCTTACGATGAGGCTTTCTGGGGAATAAGCCTAGAGTGGGTAGAGCCGGTTCATGCCTGGCTTCAAGGGGATGTTACCTTCCCTGAGCTGGCGGCTACTTACGGAATCTTTGAGGGGAATCTGATGAAGGCCTTGCTGAAGTTGGGTGGTCTTCTGGAAGAGTTCCAGGCGATGGCTTCTCTTTCAGGAGAAGTCGCAATGCTAAAAATGCTGGAGGGAGCACGGCAACTCGTTCTACGAGATATCGTGATGGCTGAAAGTCTGTATCTGCGAATTTAGAGAGTTTTGGCAAAGATGTAACCTAAGGCAAATTCACCCAAATCAATATGAATATTTTTTTCGTAAATGTCTTGACATTGATATGCCACGAATAGAATAACAACTAAAAAATACTTAGTTGCGAGCATGCCAAAGATAAAGTGCCAAAAGGAATTCCATCCATCGGTAAACAATGGCCTTGGCTTGTCCATTATACGAAACTTTCTAAGAGTCTAGGATATTTATACACTATGATTAAGACAGCGAGAGCCATGAGAGAATACGCTGTAACGAACTTTTTTGTCGAAGTTCCTAGCATCTGTGTTAAAAAAATGTCTATGAGACCCCAAATGGCAATCCACCATACAATTACCAATGTTGATATAAGAAGGATATTGTTCATCTAATTTTGAATACAATTCTTTCCTTCCAGTTCGGCTTGCTCCTGTCGTCATACCACTCGATAGACACCTTGGTTCCTACAGGAGGCGTGGTCGTTATGTCAAACAGACGCACCTTAATCGTCCTTTTCCAGACCGGAACATAGATTTTTACTTTTTCTTTGTTACTAATTACAGTTCCCTCGACAGCATCCTTGGAATTAGAGAGTTCTGTCATGAAGAAGAAGTCACGGCTAAAGGCCTTCGCCTGCTTCTGCCGTCGGTTCAAATGATAGACGAGGTCTTTATCATAGGCGGTCGCCAGACCTTTGAGGGCTCGTTGGTTCACCAAATCGCAGTATCTGCGAATGGGAGAACTTGCGTAGGCATACGCATCTGCCTCAAGGCCAAAGTGCTTTGTCTCATCGCTGGGAAGACAGAAGGTCGCCGCCTCATACGCCAGAATTCCAAAGGAAGGATCTATCGCAGTGAGCTGCGCAAGTTCCTCAGCCTTCGGCGCAGAATGCGACCTGAGGATACCCTTAGCAGACGCTTTGAGCTCTTCTCCAGCCTTTTTGTTATAGAGAATCATCAGCTGCTGAACCCATTCATGAGAGTTTGCTCCCTTCGTGATGTCCTTGATGACTTGGAGTTCTGTGTATCTGTGTAAAAGAGCATCTGCCTCATCATATGTGAAGGATCGTGAACGGATTATGCTAGTCTCTAGCCATTTGAAGTCACTCAGGCCATCGGGCCCGTAAACAAACTGTAGCGACAAGGCAGGACGAGGGTCGTCGGAACCGAGTGAGGCTGCCTCGACAAGCTCTGGCGGAAACATTGGAGCAAGACACTCGCCGGTTGGAGAATAGAAGCTTGTGGCACGGCGGCTGGCCTGAATGTCGAGTTCAGATCCTTCTTCAATAAGAGAGGCAACATCTGCGATGTTGATGCTTACTTGCCAGCGGTCTTCGCCGAGGCGAAGCAGAGTAAACGAATCATCTACATCGATACATCCTGGAGGGTCTATGTTAAAGGTGAATCCCTCTAGAGGTGTGCGCTTTGTGCTTTGGACTAAGAAAGCTCTTTCTTTTGTATCCTTGGATTTGTAGGGCCGGAGCTCCTTCTGACAGTCATAGGCGTAGTTGGCGAGGAGAACTGCGACTTCAGATTCTGTGGTGGGTTGGCCGAGATTCTGAATGAGGACACCTTTCTGAAGTTGCCCCTTCTCTGGAGGTGGTCCTGGTTGGACAATAGCGTGAACATTGTAGAAGAGATTGCGTTGGCTACAGCTGACTGCAAGAGGTCGGTGAAGTTTGTCATAGGGGATGAATCTAAATATAGGGACACCTCTGCTTGTGATGCCGTAACGCACTTTTGAAGTGAGTTCAAGAGTGCCTGGGATCCAGTCGCACATGGGTGACTTTACTTGGCTGGACTTAAAAATTCAATTTTTCCTTTTGGGCCCTCAGAGAACCAACTTCTTCTCCCACTTGATGTTGTTAGAGTGGCGCTCATTAAGAATATCATGAGGTATGAACAAATACCTCATAAGATGCGAGTTCTGTAAAGTAATCTGGCAACTAATAGTGGAATTCCAGCTAGGGATTTCTGTAAGTCGATTCTTTGCCAAGTAGGAAATAATATCTTTAACATTGGAAGTATCATTAAATAGCCAGTCCCTATTATCGGCAATTGTGAAAACATCATTACATCTGAGTTCTACAGTTCCAACAATCTTATGGCCACAATACATATAATCGAAGGTTCCTAGCCATGTTTGCTTGAATACATCAGGGCGAAGCTCCTTCATCTTCTTGCGAATCTTACGCAGCTGCTTCTTGGCTTCAGATTCAATGATATTCATCTTGACTAAGACTGGCAAATACTTCAGAGCATCTTTATCGTATGTAGTCTTTACACATAGGATAAACAGAATCAGGAAGAGAATCGCATAGGGGTTTCTTGTAGCTTGCTGGTTATACAGAACTACATCCATTTTGGGACTCATGTGTTAAAGGGGAGTCAGTTTCAAATTTTTCATTTGTTGGGCCCTTTGGACTCAAGGGCTAAAAATAGCAGATGCGCCGAATGAGCTTTCTTGCCTTGGGAGAATCGAGAGGAATAGAACCAAAGTCTATGTGCTTCGTGATTTCAACATTACAGCCATCTGTAGGGTTTCTTAAGATATGATTATAGTTATAATGTAGGCGACGAATGTATAAAAACCCACTGTCTAAGTAATACTTTAGAACAACAGGATCTCTCAGATCAACCGTTGTCGTCTTTACAATAGAGGAGTTGATGAAATACGCACGGTTCAAGGGTAGAACTACAGAATATATATCCATCTTATATATAATTGTTTTAGAGGTTTATGTGCCCCCACTTTGTGGCTAAAAAGATCCAATCTGGTAAGAGCCATATCCAGCAGAAAGCGCAACTGCCAGATGAATCGTAGAATGCCAGAAAGTAGATTCGTCATGATTAGGAGACCAAGCTAGCGCCTTATTATGATAGCCATAATGGTATACTAGGACTGTGTAAGAGGTGACTGGTATTCCTAAGTAAAGAACCTTATAAGTATAAGCATACCATAGATATACAGCTACTAAATAATGAACAGCTGCGATGTCTAACATCATAAACTTCTTATCTTTTGTAGAATGAAAAATAAGCGAAGTAATTAAAATAGAAACAGAGGCAGAATAAGCAAGCCACTGTCTATTATAAGCACACATTGTAACAGGAAGAGCAAACGCCGTACTTGAGGCAATTAAATAGCTATTTTGCATTTTTATAAGGCTAGCAAAAAATTGAAGCGAGTGGCCGCAGCAAATTGAGTCCCCAAAATGACTTTCGAGTATCTGCGCACGGCCGACGGAGAGTTTCAGTGCCCCCACTGCCCCTTTACCAAGAAGAACCAATCCACTGTTCACATGCACATCAAGGCCAAGCATAGTGGAACCTTCAAGCACAAGTGTGGCCATTGTAATTATGAAACATCTGCTAAGCAGACGCTTGATAATCATATTTCTGCCAAGCACCCTGATGAAGCTCAAGCTAAGGATAAGGAGTATATTTGTCCTGAGACTTGCTGCTCTTTCGAGAGCCTAACGAAGGCCGGCCTTCGTTCCCATTACCTTCTCAAGCATTTGTCTGCCGAAACGAATAAGTTTCTAGGCAAGACTCAGGCAGGTGAGATCCAGTGTACCCACTGCGGCTCAGAGTTCAAGTCTAAGCCTTCTTATATTTACCATGTTGTGAATTGTTTACCTGAGAGTATCAAGTCATCGGCGAATGCCAAGGCTGGACTTTGTATCTAGTTGGAAGAAGAATCAAACTTTTTTTCAGGTGCGATACTGTTCATCTGTTGCGCCTGAAGAATAATAGAATATATGTGATATCCTAAGGCTCCAAAGGCCATCAGCGCAAGAATCTCAAAGGCCCATCTCGGCGTATCATAACCCTTGCTTCCAATAAAGAGGAGAAGAGGCCCTACCGCAAAAAGATGTATGGCATTCACCCATAAACTTGGAGAGTTCGCCTTCCACTTTATGAAAGTTTTATAGCCGTGATAGACTATTAATATAATACCCAAGCCAGATAATACAGAAAAGATCCATGGCATCAACTGTCCTCTTACAATGGCCACATAGAGTAAAAAGGGTGCTACAACAAGAATGTGGAATATGTTAATTGGTAGGCTCATCTTATAGTAGTATATACTTTTGTAACATTTCTTCGGCATGTTCCAAGGCCCCCTCGATCCAAGCCTGCTTCAGACTATAACTTTCTCCACAAACATATACATTTGGATTTGCCATAGGAAGAGGACACATTATCTTATGACTTTCTTCCTTAGGGTCATAGAGACCGGGCAACCAATAGGAACATCCATGCTTCCAGTAATGACTCTTGAAAAAAGTCGGAATTTGAATCTCAGGAAAAAACCCTTTCAGATCTCCTATTATGGCATGACATAAGGCCTTATCACCACCTTTATCATAGATCTTCTTCCAAACCGCAGTATCTTCGGCATCTGTGTAAGAGGTCATTAATGTGTGTTCTCCAACGGGTATTATATATCTGAGTCTAGAATCTGTAACAGTCTTAGGAATCGTAATGGGGTTTTTGAAAAGACCATAGGTTCTTAATAAAGGCTGCATGGTGAGATGCTTGAGAATAGGTAGATTATGAAAAGGCTTGATCCCTCTCAAGGCATCGCAATGAACCGCAAGAATTGCCTTGTTTGCCGTGATCGTCACATATTTGCTATGCCTATTCGTTATTTCAAAATATAAGGGATTTATTGATACGAGACGGTGATTATATAAGATTTTTACACCTCTTTTTTGTAACTCTTCTTTTATCCTATCGGTTAATTCAGAAAGACCCTCTTTAACAACATAAAAATCCTTGCTGTCTCCCATTTCGTTTTCAAATGATTTTATGGCGATGTCAGCTCTCATCGTTGATACTTCGGCTTGGTATGGGAATCTGTGTAAGAGGTGATTATCAAATGTGAGGTCCTTTATTGTATGAGTTGCGAGAACCTTCGGATCTAATTTTTTCAATGATGTTACTAAGACTTCTGACAATGAGGGCCAGATGTCTTCTTCACTGGTCTGTTTAGAAAGGGTCGATCGCCATTCGGCAGTTGACGGAATGGGTATTGTACTTAGACCGTAGTCCTTCAGATATTTCATCGTCATTTTATGCGAACCGTGAATTCTACCGGCCCCTGCTTCCCACTGGCCTTTTCCTTTGTAGGTAAAGATTCTGCCACCTGTATAATCATACATCTCGGCGATTGCGATTTTGGCTTTGGGGAATGCCTTTGATATTCTCAGTGCGCAGTGTAAACCAGCAATTCCCGCTCCAACAATAAGATAATCATACTCCATCTAATTTTACAGATCTATTAGTAATGGACTCTGAACCTTACATATTCCTTTTGAAAGATTGTGGTAAGATTGTCTATGTCTTTTATGATATAAAAGAAGCGCTTGAAAAGGCGATTATGTTAAATCATGAGCTAATACGACTACGGATTATCGAAGGTGGGGAGGGGCGAGTGAGTGAAATGGTTATTTACCGTGGAGTGCCTAATTTCGACACTCCACTCTGATGTCTGGTGCTTAAGTTAAGCACTAGACTTTACCGCCCTGTGGCAAATCAAGGGTGAGCTGTTTCTTAATCCATGTTGCCACCTTCGCCGTGTCACTGCTTACTAAATTTTCTATCTTTTTCGATGGGAACATGATTAGCATGTGAGGGATTGACTTTACCTGGCAGAAGCCTGGTGTATACTTATTCTCATCTATGTCACACTTGTATATGGTGAGATCAGGGAATTCTTCCTGAATGAATGGCCAGCTAATGCGCTTACAGGCGCCGCACCAAGTGGCTGTGAAATAGATTAGAATAGGAGATGTAAGCCTTTTCTCCTTATATAGGTGCTCAAACTCCTCTTGGGTTCGGAGGGGAATCATTGAGCCAGTATTCGCGTCTTGAGACATTTCTAAACGAGCCGAGAATGAATCCGCCTAACAAAACCGCACCGATTACACCGCCACCGAGATAGTCAAGTGGTTCTAGCTCAGTACGAGCGCCTCCTCCTTGGGGTTTATTAGGTGGACGAACTTGAGTTGCCTTAGCGGCACCAGATGCTGCAGCTCCAGCAGCTCCAGCAGCTGTAGAAGCAGCTGCCTTTGCGTTGGCGGCGGCTTTTTCCGCAATAGCAGCTGGATTTGGTATTCCCGCAGTCAATCCACCCGCAAGTGCAGCAGGATTTGGTATTCCACCCGCAAGGGCACCTAGGCCAGCCGCTCCAGGTATTCCAGCACTACCAGCCACACCTGCAGCCGCCTTCGCCATCATTTCAGCTCTTCCCATAGGTGTCATAGAATAGATCCCACTACCAATACTCTTAAATGCCCCAGATACATAGTTATAAACAAGAATCATAACATCAGTCGCTGGCTTCAATACATTTGTCACAGCTGTTATAGGGCTTTCTGAAGGGCATGGAGGATCTTCCTTGAATCCTACGAATCCATTCAGATTACATTCCTTTGAATTAAAGAATAAATCAGAAGGAACAACAAACATAATTATATAATCATATATCACTGCGAATAAGTAAGCCAATGATACAAGGGCCAAGGCAGATGGATATATCGAATAAATTAAGTCACTCGCAGCGGCTGGTAAAAAGAACCAGAGAATTCCAAAGACTATAGTAAATATAACTGCGAAGATAATACCTGCGAATAAATACAAGAATCTAGTGAATGCTCTTTCTCTATTTCCTCCAATTATATGTGCCAAAGGGGATAATGGAACGAATAGATTATATAATAGGAAGAACCAAGGTGTTGGGGCAGAATATTCATCCTTTGGACATCCCTTGGGCTTTTCTTTTTGTTTGTCTCCATTGGCATTATTAGCTGCGTTATTGGCTGCGTTGTTCGCTTCTGCTTTATTATTGGCTGCGTTGTTCGCTTCTGCTTTATTGTTGGCTGCGTTGTTCGCTTCTGCTTTATTATTGGCTGCGCTATTAGCTTCTGCTTTATTGTTGGAAACAGGACCAGGATCTCCATCTCCACCACCCTTCTGTAGAATCCTAGTCACAGCAGCAACAGAGGCAGCTACAGCGCCAGCAATAACAGAATCATCGTCGTTTTCAGTGATTTCAGGTTCATCAGGCTCTCTCCACATTCCTTGGGCCAATCCTAGAGCTCCCCACGGATGACCGAGGCCAAATTCATTCAAACTTTCCGTAGATTCTCCATAGCTCGAAAGCTGAACTAAATCATAAAACCATGGATAACCAAATAAAAGCATATTTGTCAGAAAAAAGATCATACCTGTTTGAGGAGATCTTAGCATGTAGTGATGTAAGCCAAGTGCTCCAAACACCAGGGTAAACCACCACATTCCAGATTGGGTATATTGTTTGGCCTTCCAGAAATCATAACGGGTGTGGGATACAGCGGGGAATTCCCAGACCATTGCTAATGCCGGAAAAGTTTTAAAAGTGAAGAACTTCCTGTAACTGATCTTGAACCATTTGCTTAAAATCTCTAGGAAAACATGAGTGATTGAAGAAACTTCCTACAGGAATCTGAAGGGGTAAATCTATCCCATTAGGCATACGAACACCAAATCTGTCAAAGTCTAGAAGAATCACTTTTCCATCATGGACGAATAAGTCAAAGTCCCAGGCAGCGTAACCTAATTCCCAGAGTTGAACCCATAGACGAACGAGTTCAATCTTAACATTTCTAATGGTTTGGATGTCTGTCATTCTACAACTATCTGGCTCACCCATGATCAGAGGATAGCGAGTAGAAATTCTTTCCATTTTGTATTTGTTAGGATTTACATCAGAAAGCAGAGGCACTCTGATGTAATCGTAATTTCCTTGGTTAATTATAGTTTGTACGACTCTGTGAATACTCATCTGAACCTGAATAGGATGACCCGTTGCGCGGCGAGTCTTCTTCTCAACTGAGCGCCCACGAGCGATAATAATACCGTGAGAGCCGTAGTCCATGGTGACTGTCTAAAGCAATGCCTTACAAATTCAATTTTTAGACATTCTTCGGCCTCCTACCTGAGCAACCCGTCCGCAAACCGGATCTAGAAAGATGGCATAGAAGGGATAATAGAATCCAGAAAAGAAGAAACATAAGAAACTCCATATAAATTTTACTCCACCAGATGCTCCATAGAAGGTGTTATAGCACCATGATAGTCTAGCCGCACCATATAGATTCGCAATAATGAAGATGAAAAATAATAAAATACCAATTCCAGCATAGGCGCCCATGGCAGAATATGATGTAGAATCAGAGGCGTCATAAAATCCTTCTGATTTACCTGCTATAGCCCCTAAGACATTATTAGTATAAAGTCCAAGGTCATGTAATGAAGCCATCTAATTATATTCTGAATAAAAGTCCTCCAAATCCGTCAACCACGCGTAATACATTGTGATTTAGCGCATAGATGCGCACATTCGCAGGACCTCTTCTTGGAGTTACTGTGTTATTTAGCTCTAGCTGTAGGGTCATGCTGTCTATACGACTGGCATTCATGCTGCCACTGGGCTGCGTATCTTCGGGGCGGAAACAGAAGGAATAAGAATATACGAAGTCATCGATGGGAACAACAGTGTGATACTGATACGGTTGAACGAGTCTGAAATAATCCGCATTTCTCTTGTCAAAGCGATCAAACCCCTCTAGACGCAATAGCGCCGTATTGATGAGATTTTGGAAGACTGAAGTGCTACTTACTGGAACAGATTCACCAATTGAAAGATTCGTATAATTGAACCACTGGTGAGCATTCACGGCAACAGATCTCTGTATCACCCAATATAGCTCACGGATAGGGTGGTTGAATTCCATGGGAACTTGGACCGTAGATGCCGTAGAATCAATAGGAAAACTGTTTGTTGTCTGGACTTGTTCAATGAGATACTCGTGCGAATTTGATACAAAACGGCGTCTCTCTTCGATATCTAAATGAACAAAATCACCATAGAGATTCATAGATGTAATTGAAGCACTCACCGCTGATATATCACAGACATCTGAAGCCTGAGGGGTGTCAACAATAAACATCTGCTGAATAGGTCGTAGGGTGATATTAATACGAACTGGGTGGTACTGTAAAGCGATTAGAGGAAGAGCTAGTCCAGGATTCTTACAGAACCAGAATCGTAGAGGCACATAGAGGAACAAGGGTCCGTAGAGGCTCACCGATGAAGCAGGGGTATTTCCCTGTGATGCGCCCGTTGTCTTTCCAATCATATTATTCCATGCTTGTTTCTTGTCTTCCGTTACGACATAATTTGATGTAAGCTCCATCCATTCGCCTGTCTGTTTATCAATCTCTTGTTCACCGATTTCTATACTAATTTCTTGTATCAATGCGTGAGCGGTTGCGTTTGTGTAAGAGAGTGGCTTGCCGGTCTTTGAGTCTTTCATTGCCGGAAGTTCTATCTCTAACCACAATGCACCGAGAAGGTCTCCCTTCCTCGGTATGACGGTTGTTATTTTTCGGCCGAAATCTGCCTGATTGTCAAATTGAATTAAGGAAGATTCCATGGCGAAATTTGTATAGCGCCGATAGACCATCTTGAACCATGTAATCTGAGGATTACCGGTTAGGAAGACATCCTGTTTTCCTTGAGCCACAAGTTGTAGTAATCCTCCTCCTTGCGTCATCTGATTGTGTGAATGATTCTCTTGAGAAATACAAACGCTTTTAGTTCTTCATGATAATAAGAGGATGTCCGATAGAATTGTGCTTCGTAAGGTGTTTGCCATAGATCCAGATACAGGACTTACTGTTACAGGTGGAAAGGTCCTTCTTACAGATAATTTAGGAGGAACATCTTGGGTTCCTATGATGAGCACATTAACTGTAACAGGAGGAGCTGTAGTAGGAAACTTACCTTCAACAATCAGCTCATTTTCCACAATTGTATATAATAATACAACCTTATTAGGCAATATATCAACTTCTTATCTAGCTGCGCTTTGTAGCTTAGGTGCTATTATTGATTCTAAGAACACCGCCAGTTTCACGGCGGGCCTAGGAACTGCAGGTTATATAAGTACAGCAACACTTCGTGCGGAGATCAGCACATTACGAAGTGACCCTAGCACTGTAAGCAGCTTAGCGCCGGCTCTTTCAACTCTCGGCTTTGTCAATTTATCTACACTATCTTCATTTACGGCAACTCAATCATTCTCTACTACCAGCACAGTCATAGGGCTAGGATCAGTTGGATATGTGAGTAGTCTTCATTTAGTAAGCACTGTGATTGGCTTAGGAACTGCGGGATACATCAGCAGTATAACTACACCTGTTTCATTTCAAAGTACTGTTTCAGGTCTAGCAACAGCAGGATACATTAGTACTCTTACACAAAGCAGCACTATCAATGGCCTTGGAAACGCAGGATTCATAAGTAGTTCTGGCCTTATAAGCAGCATCAGAGGCCTTTCTCAGGTTGGATATGTAAGCACTTCTCATCTTGTCAGTACAACAGAGTCTTTGACAAATTTAAAGACAAATATCCGGTTTGACAATGTTACTACAATTTCAATCATAGGAGGAGATAATATTAATAATTTTACAAGTATAGGAAATCTTATTTTCGTATCTACTTTCTTTCAAAGTAGTATCGCATATTCTGGGGCTCGGCCTGGCACTCAAATACAGGGTCGTGTGTTAGATTTTGTAAATATGGAATTTTCAACGGCTGTTTTAAAAATGGATTCTTTTAGTAACTTTATAGACGATAAATCAAGAGTAACAATTGAAATATTTCCTTCTATATCATTCACAAAGTTGGCCACAGGTGCTAATAATGTAGCTATTCTACCTATTTCAACCCTCTTGAAATATGGTGAAACTTTAATTCACTGCACAACTACAAATTATCTCTATGTTGGAAATACGAAGACTGTGTTAGAGAATGGTGTAGGGTCCATAGACGCATCCAATGTATTTAATCAACCTATACGACTCTCTGTACCTCGAGGAACCTTCGCATATTTAGATCCTTCTGGCAATAAGATAAATAACTACACTGTTCCATATACGCTATATCATTATATGCCAAGTTCAATCAACAATGGACAGCTACAAAATGCCCTACACTCAAATTATATAACACCATACTTCGGATCCACAGGGTCGATCTTCGTAACAGTCCAAAATTCTGTTTGATGGCAAGGTTAGAGAGGAATGTCTTCCCGTAGAACATATGACACCCAAATTATCACAGTAAGACAAATAAATGCCTTGAACTTGAATAATAGTATCATTGCTGCCAATCGTGTTTTGACCACCGATGGAGCTGGTGGAACTTACTGGGCTATGCCTTCTACTCTTACCCCATATGGAGGATTGAATGAGCTCATTGTAGATAATAAGAGGCTTGTTACTGATTTATCATATAACCGCTTCTATATCTCAACGGCGCAAGGTATGGGTTCTGTAGTAAATCCTAATACAAAACTTATTACCCTTTATTCTAAGGGCTTTGACACGATTGATATTAGTGGCGCAAATTCAATATTATCTTCATCTAACTCTGTGATTTCTCCGACATTTACTCTTGTTGGAGGGAATGGTATAAATATATCAAGCGATCCTGTAGCACGCTATATTTATATTCAAGGTGCCATGCCTATGATAAGCACCGGTATTTACGGTTATTCAAAGCTGAATGTTATATCGAATGCGAGCACTATAACAGCAAGCACTATTCGAAATTCTAATACATCGTTTCTAGATGCTATGAGTCCTTCAACTATTCTAAGCTTCGCCGGCATTGGTGATGTAGTGCTGTCAACGAATGTTGGGCAGAATATCGTTTTTGTAGGAATCTCAACATTTACGAGCCGTGGGTACCAAGATTTGAGTGGAGTTGCCTATGGAACCTTCTCATCGTGTATGAGCACAGTGAGTAGTCTCTTCACGAATAATACAACGGTTGGTAATTTATCCAACTCTTTTGGAACATCCTTGGTAAGCACAACAGCTTCTTTGGACTATAAAATTACAAGAAATGCTAATACTGTTCAAACCAGTTATACAAATACAGATTTATTTAGACTTCTATCAACTGCTGTATATAATACTAATATAAATGCTAATACTACAAATAATATATTTAACAGAGGTCTATTATCCACTGTATCTTACGCTTCTACCCTTAATGTTGATCAATACAGAGGAATTCTTAATGGAAAGGTCGTAGAAGGTGATTATACCGTGAGCTCGGTATCATTTCGTCTAGATTCTATGTCAACTCTTTTTAACTACAATGCGCAAATAAGTCTTTCCTATTCCCCTTCACTCAGATTCGATTTCAATGTGCCTCAAGATACTGTATTTTATGTATCAACACTCATAGTATCTGGAACATCAAATACGAGTTTTCCATTGACAACCTTTGTGAGACCATGGTTAGTTCGTGGTGGTACAAGTCAAACTCACTTGTATACTGACACTATTAATACAACATTCAACTCAAAGATGTTCAATAATACTAGTTTGACATCAACATTCACCTTCTTACATCATATTGATAGTTTTTTGGGTATTACATACGACAATTTTGCTAACTCTTTGAATTGTAACGCAGAGACTTTAATATCTGGTAATAATACATTATCTGTTATTCTCACAGGCACCAATTATAGGAGCATAAATTAGTATGAGTTCTAGATTTACAGTTGATACGACATATTTAAAAATTCGTGATGTATTCGCATTCAATGCTAATTCAGGCGAAGTCATACAACGAGATTCTGTCCCGGTGATTGGTGATGAAGGACATATTGATTGGAAGAGCTCACTTGAATTTATAAGCAGTATAAGTGTTCCTAAGCTGAGCACCACAGTTCTAGGAATTCTTTCTATGATTCAGCCTGGCTTGAGCACCTTATCGACTGTATATTTCTCTACAACCGCCTTCTTTTTAACAAGCACTGTACAAGGTCTGGGCTCTTTACCGAATAGGAATGACTATGTGAGCAGTTCAAAATTACTCTTTACAGTTGGTCGTTTAACAGGAGATTATGGTTACATAAGTTCTACCCAATTATATGATTGTATTAATCGCCTTGGTAATCTGAATACTATTGGCCCAATCTTGAATGTAGGTAGCAACTTTTCTGCGAGAGGATATGTAAGCACCTTAAATCCTGGAGAATACAGAATATACCAATCAAGTCTTCAACTACAAGGCGCAAATCTAGTAAACACTACAATTGATAATACTGCGATTCTAAATGTGACAAATATAGATATTGGTGGATATGCCTCACATCTTGTAGACTCATCCAAGATGCGAATTGATATTAATACAAATATGAGTCTAATACATCCTAATAGTGTTCTAAGAAACTTCAGCACCTTTCTCACCCAGAATCTATATAACCTTCCTATCGGATCTCCAGTCGTTGTGAACTATACTGCCACGAGTTTGAGCATGCCTAATATGAGTTTTACACTAAACTCCAGAGACTTAGCCGGTTTCACAGGACCTCTACAATTGAAATGTTCTACAGATTCTTCTGGAACTATCACTACGCTTATACCAGATGTTGGAGGAATTCATATAACTCTTGATAATACAGATTAGATGCGCTATACCCTAGATACGAATATTATTAATGTAAGGGATGTATTCGCAATGAATGCCAAATCAGGTGCTGTCATAGAATACTCTGCTTTCCCGGTTATTACTAACGAGGGACAGCTCGCTTGGAATAGTCCCTTGGAATTTTTAGGTGGAATTTCATGTATGGGTACAACGGTTCTCAGATTACTAGAAAGTGTTCAACCTGGCTTGAGCACACTTTCTACTAATTTTACCAAAGTCCGTGATTTTATGCTGGTGAGTTCTGTTGCTGGAATAGGAGAAACATATATTTCAACCTTAGGCCTTGCGCGAAAGGTTACAGAATTAACAATAGAACATGGATATATAAGCAGCACAAGCTTTTACGATTGTGTTAGAGGATTATCTAAGCTCGATACTATAACACAAAATGTTGGGCCCATGATTATGTTTTTATCTGCGGTTGATAGTAATTTTGCTCCTTCTGGTTATATAAGCACAGTTAATCCAGGGGGGTTCCATAATTACTATTCTACGCTTGGATTTACAGGCGGCTTGGAAAATGCGAATATAAATAATATAAGCCTACAAAGTCTGAGTTTAGATCTAGGTGGATTTGAAGTTCTGCCTTCGTCAAAGCTTCGTCTTGATATAAACGCAAATGTAAGTGTGACATATACAAACCCTCTGCCAGCTGACAGTGTCACGACATTTAGCACATTCTTATATAATGGAACCCGCCCTCTAGGAACTCCTGTCGTTGTAAATTACTCTAATGTAAATTTTACCATGAGCCAATTTACCTACTTTTTAACGGCAGCTGATCTTAGCATTAGGAGTTTCAGTTTGCGGCATCGTATTATAAATTTTGATAATACGAACGCACAGATTACTGTTTTACCTACTAGCGTTTTTGCTAGATTAATTAATATGGATTAGAGGTTTACCGTCAAATCTATAATTTAAGAACCCTTAGGCTTCTTAAATTGTAGATTTTCGTGTTTTCTGTTAAATACCGTTGTTAAGAAACTCCCCAACTGGGGAGTTCTTAACTTAGGTATTTAACTGTATCTTAAGTGAGAACCCCTCTCTCGCCATCAGCTCGGCCGCCCAAGGCTCTAAGGTGCCACGCACTACAGCGGTTGGTCGATAAGGCCACGGGCACAGATACACTGCGTTAGGATGAGATCCCTCTCTTGGCCAAGCCAGATGAAGTTTACCAAGACTTTTTAGAAGTAGATGACCTTGTTCTGACTCTGCCAAATTTACTTTGATGGCTATACGATTCTGTGATTCTTGTTTGCATTGTTTAATTAATAAATTCATGAATTCCATGTAATCCCCTCTTCTCCATAGAGTTGCCTGATATGTAAATAGCAGGGAATCTTGTGGATAATCTAATATTTGCCACCGTGTTCCTCCAAAAGGGCTGCCCTTGGGTCCAGGACAAGGCATGAGGCGCATGGATGAAATAGGATGATTTTCCATCAGCTCAAGGGCTTGCTGAATCACTGCTGTCATGGGCCGCCCCTCTAATAGGAAA